ATAAATTGAACTGGGCTCATAATCAAGGCACGTTCATTGTTTCCATAGCAATGGACGCAGACCTCATCATCGAAGTAGGTGGATTGGTAGCGCCACTCGATGCCTACAGCATCTAAGAAGGCGGCGAAGACATCCGCCTGTGCTTTGGTTTCAGGAGTAAAGCGAGACATAATCAGAATTCCCAGTTGAGTTCGTCGATTAGTTGTGAAAGTGTTTTGAGAGATTGCAGGCTGTCGAGCTGCATCCGTCCAGGCACCAAGGCCTTAGACAGATGTTCAGCGTCAGTGTTCTGCACAAGGTCTTGCAACTCGTGTTGAACCAGTTTTGAGCAGAACTCAATGCGTTCTATCGGGCTGTGTTCAAGGTGAGTTGATGCCTTGGCTTTTGCTCGGCCCATGATGCAGGAGAGCAGTTGATTGATTGACCTGTCGGCCTGTTGTTTCGTGATCATTTGGAACGGTGTGAGACAAACGTCTCATTAGATTTGAGACAGGCCACCCATGCGGGCAAGCCTTTCGTACTCCCGCACAAGGCGGGAATAGTCTTGGACATTGCCTTCGCTATAGGCGTCGATCAGCAGTTGACGAGTCATCCTCATCAATGCGTCACGATCAGCGAAGGATATTGCTGGAACGGGATCGGCTTCGATCCTGTGGTCTTCAACCTCCCTGGCTTGGTCAGCTTCATCGACATCGCGGTAAGCGGTTGCACGACTCAGGTGATATTTGCGCTGGAGCGTTGCAGCGACATCAGCTTTTTGGAAGCCCATGTCCAGCAGCTTTTTGGCGTGTCCTAGGTGGGACTCCTTGGTTATCTGGGAACGTTTCATGTCAGCCCCCTGTTGCGCTCACGGGCGTCAGGGATTGAATCCAGGTAGTCCTGCCATTCAGCCTGCTTCCGTCGTTCCTCAATCTCCTCCTCAGATTCAGGGGGCCATGGCTCTTGCAGTTCACACGGCAGGAGATCGTCGATGTCGTCAGTGCGGATGGTCATAAGATCAACAGTGATTGGAACGGATCGTCGGTGTAGTCCTCGGTGGCGTCACCCGTCAGAAACGAATTAACGTTGAACGTTTGGGCGTTGTCATCGCAGATTTTCACCTGCTTTTGAAGTGCATCAGGCCCAAGGCGTTGTAGGGCCTGCAATAGCTGCCAGTACGTCATTCAGGCATGTCTGCGAAGTAAGCGAGGCAAGCTTCAACCGCTTCTTTTACGGCTTCAAACTGCACTTCATCGTTCATCTGGCACGCAATGCCAGAAGCCAGCTCTTGCGCTTCTGCTGCTTTCTCCTCGGTTGTGGCTGTCACCGATAACAGCAGGGCTACCGCCAGAGCTGCTGCGTGGCTTTTCGGTTTGTAGTCTTGGGGCATTGTTGCGTGTGTTGTTGATTGGAACGGAAGGAATTTCTCTCCCCGGATGAACTCGAATTGATCCTCGAAGCGTTGCACCACTTCAAGGGTTCACCGGATGGACGGAAGCACGCGGGTCGATTGACCTGGCTCCGGGAGAAGTTTGTGCGCTGCCGTGTGGAACGGACGACGATTCACTCGACAGCTGGTCAGTGATTCATAGATCCTCCATTACGTCGTAAACAAATCGGCCCTCAGCATCTTTGCTTTGTAGGTAGGTCAAGCGACCGTGCATCCATGTTGAGATTTCTAGTTTTTGATGGGCCATGGCGGCTGTTTCCGCCACGCTCTCGAACTGCTCATTGGTGGCTTCCTGCAAGAACCAATGATGGATCGGCCAGACGGCAGGATCGCCGTCAACGGTTCGCATTTTGATGTTCATGGGTCAGCAGATGGCAAGGGCTTGGGTCGGATAAACACTCTCAATCGGTGAACCGTTCAGATCTTCTGGTCGATACACATACAGGGCACAGCCTCTAGGGTCCGACTGGTGGTAGATCTTCAGGCCGAACCGTTGCGCAGTCTTGCGGGCACGGTCTAACGCGTAGTCCTCAAAGTTGAATGTGGGGCGTCCTTTGGCCGTGTAGTACCCCCACCTGTCCTTGCGATAAAGGTGGGGCTCACCGGTCTCGTCATCCCATTGGATGCGACCGTTGCACTCATCCTCGCTCCACTTGTGGAGGATCTTCTCGCAGTCGCGTAGTTTGCGCCACGCATAATCTGTCACCCCATAACGGGATCGGATTCTGGTTCGGTTGCTCATTGTTCGGGTGCCTCGTAGGTAAAGCTGCCAATCGTGTTGCCGTTGATGTCGCGGATCACCTCCATCCATCGTGTGGTTCGGACGCCGCTCCAGTCGCTTGCGGCTTCCTTTTTGATCCGGCCTCGCAACTGCCCTAGAAGTCGTTGGATTTCTAGGAACGTTTCGCAGTCGGTCTCACCGAACGCCGCGTTGTCGGTCTCGAATTCAAGTTTGAACATTTCAGGGATAGGAAACGAAATAATGGGCCACGGCTGTAGGAATGCCAGACAGGTTCAGCCGCCCGTTCTGCTCATCGCAGAAGTCCTCAGCATCGTCCGATGACCAGAAGCGGCCAACGTATTGCGGATCCGGTACGTCAACCGACCAGAACCTCACCAGGAATTCATCCATCACCGCGCCACCATGCGATAGGTCTGGGTTCCGCTGTGTTGTGTTGGTACGTCAGCCAGTGACGACAGGCCAACGTGAAACCCAACACCGATTAACCCGATTGTGAACAGTGCCATACAGCAGTCGTGCAATAGCTTTTCGTGCTTGTAGATCATTGATCTAGAATTGTTTGTGGTAGGTTTTCTCTCACATTGCGACCGCAGCGGTGAAAACGTGCGATGTGGTGAGAATGTAGGCGACCGCTGGCAGGATTAACCCGGTTTGGTCGCCTAATTTGCTGGATCGGTGTCAGGCCTTGGCTTCTGCCTTGGCTGCTTGGATCCGTTCATCGAGGCGAGCCATGGCGCGGAGCAGTTTGTGCTGCTTGTCTTCTGCGTTGCGGTCCCAATGCCGCTGCTCGATGTAGTAGCAAACAGCCTCTAAGACGTTGACCTCATCGAGATAGCGCAGTTCAACACGGTGCGTCTCGTCTTTGACTGTGATCTCGCTGCTGTTGATGTTGACCGCGCAGTGCTGCGCATCGAAACGTTCTGTGGAGAGTTTGTTCATTGTGTTGTGTGTGTTGTGTGTTGGTTAAGAGTGGTTGTGTCCCTCTCTTGCTTCATATCCTACAGCATCGACCCCTGATGTGAACCCCCTGATGGAAGTTTCTTTGATAAGTGTTTCTGATCATTGTGTGTTGGCTGATGGTTGTTGAGAGTCAGTCGCAATAACTCTAGATTGTTGATTCTCAATAAGGCTGGCTTATTGATTCTCAATAAGGGGGGTGCTATTGCGAATCCGAGTCTAGGCCACCTGACGCGGGGAACCTAAACATATATTCGATAAACAGTTCTTTTGTATTAAAAAAGCCCCCCAGTGACGGGGAGCTTGGGTGACGGGGGTATGGGTCGAGTTTATCGAACTGTCAATCAGGCTTGTCCTGAATTTTGATGGTCAATTCAGGCGCTTGGATATTGACGGTTTCAACGGACTCACCGATGACGCGACCAATAGAGTCGAGCACTTGTGTTGCAGTTTGCAGTTGTCCCTTCTTCAGCGCTTGATGAAACAGCTTGGTCCGCATGTGCTGGAGACGAGCCAGCATATTTTCGCGATCATTTTTCCAGTCTTCATCAACCAACTGTTTTACGGCTGCCCAATCGCGCCAAGCAGTTTTAATTGAGACCTGTTCTTTGTCCGCGTGATCGTAAACAAGTGCCCGAGCGGACAAGCCATCCAACTGGCGACGATACAGACGCCTGACACGGGCTTCTACAACAGCATCAGGTGATCGTCCGACGGTCATTGCCTTAATTGATTACCTTTCCTTCGATACTACCCCTTGCTGGAGCGGTTTGAAGGGGGGTAGGGGTTGAAAACCTCCGTTATTGTGGAGCGCATGGCAGTAAAAGAGCAACCGATTGAGCTTCGCTGGGCGCAAGGCGAAGTTTTTAAGTGCGACAAACGCTTCCGAGTGTTGGTTGCAGGCCGCAGATTCGGCAAGTCGTATCTGGCCTGTGTCGAGTTGCTGCGTGGAGCGCTGAACGCACCAGGCGAGACGTTTTTTTATTGCGCTCCAACGTATCGAATGGCGAAAGATATTGCGTGGAGGGCGTTAAAAAAGCTGGTTCCGAAGGTATGGATCCAGAGTAAGAACGAAACCGACCTCAGGATCGAGCTAATTAACGGCTCAACTATTGAATTGAAGGGCACTGAGAACGCGATGGCGTTGCGGGGCCGCAGTTTGAGTGGCGTTGTGCTGGATGAGGCTGCATTTATGGAGCCAGAAGTGTGGTTTGAGGTAATTCGACCTGCTTTGGCGGATAAAGAGGGCTGGGCGTTATTTATTTCAACGCCTGATGGAACAGCCAGCTGGTTTTACGATCTTTGGTGTTATGTAGAGGAAGATCCGAAAGATTTATGGCGTCGATGGAGTTATACGACGATTGAAGGAGGAAACGTCAGCAAGCAAGAGGTCGAAGCAGCCCGCGCTCAGCTTGATTCGCGCACGTTCCGCCAGGAATTTGAAGCGTCCTTCGAGAACCTCACCGGATTGGTCGCCATCAGCTTCTCCGACGACAACATCTCCCCCGACGCCAAGGACATCTCGATCCAGCCGTTGCTGCTAGGCGTTGACTTCAACGTCGATCCCATGTCTGGCATCTGCGCGGTCAAAGATCAGGACACGTTGTACGTGTTTGACGAGATCATGCTGACGGGCGGGGCCACCACTTGGGATTTTGCAGAAGAGGTCACCCGTAGATATGGGGTGGATCGTCGTGTTATTGCTTGCCCTGACCCTACGGGCGGAGCCAGAAAGACAAGCGGTGTAGGCGTAACGGACCATGCAATCCTCAGGCGCAGCGGCTTTACGGTTCAATCGCCACGATCACCGTGGAAGATCCGAGACAAGATCACAGCAGTCAATACAGGCTTGATGGATGCTTCTGGAAAGCGAAGGGTCAAGATTCACCCGCGTTGCAAGGAGTTAATCAAGTCGTTGCGGACATTGACCTATGCCCCTGGAACGGGCCTGCCCAACAAAAACTTAGGAGTGGACCACGCCTTTGATGCTTTCGGGTATCTTGTGCTGCAGCAGTTCAACTTGGCCAAGCCTGAGGCCATGGGGACTACGTCATACCGCTTGTATTGAGGATGTTTCGTCCGCTC